TAAAGAACTCTGTTCTTGATATTGTCCGATTTACCGGCGAGAGTATTAGAGAAATTGCCTCCGTTGAAACAAGTAAAGAAATACGCTCTGACAGACAGATACAGGATTTTATAAAAACAAGTCGCTCGGTTGAAGGCGACCTAAATTTTGAATTGTCATTTGAAGCATACGATGATTATTTGGAAGCCTTGTTACATTCTTCAGGCTTCAGCGCTCCTGTATCTATAAACGGAACTACCTTTTCAATGGATGCCGCCGATAACTCTCTGAATGATAGCGCAGCAGGACTTATCTCTGGAGGTCTTGTAGTAAATCAGTGGGTGAAAACAACCGGATTTACGGATCCGGCAAATAATGGTATATTCAAAGTTCTGACACTTACTGCGGGTAAGGCCGTGTTGGGTGGAGGAACTGTTGTAACAGAAGCGGTCGGAGATTCTGTAACAACAAAAATGGGTCCATATATTACGAACGGCACCACAAAACGGTCATTTACAGGTGAAAGAGAAATGGAGGATTTGACAAACGTATTTCAGACAATAACAGGGCTTCGGTTCAATACGATGCGCCTTGCTGTTGTGGCTGAATCATTTATTACTGGCGCTTTTGGATTTATGGGAAAACAAGAAGCATCAGCGGCTGCAACTGTTGGTACTTCAGAAGTAAACCCACCTGAAAATGAAGTTATGTCGGCTGGTGAAGATGCTCTACGAATACTTGAAAATCTGGTTGCGTTCACACTGAGAGAAATAAATATTGACATATCTAATAATCTCAGAAAACGTCCAGTTATAGGTTCTGCAACGCCGGCTGCAATCGGTTCAGGAACCATAAATGTTGCAGGCTCTTTGAAACTTGATTTTGCCAACAATACTTCACTTGATAAGTTTACACAGTTTACACCAACATCAATTGCAATCCTTTTACAAGATTCGCTTGGTAACGCTTACATTATTGAAATGCCTAACGTTAGGTTTTCTTCTAATGCTCATAATCCCACGGCCATTGATACAGACATTGACGAAGAAACGGATTTTACCGCATTTAGGGATGCGACAGAAGGTGTTACCATCAGAATAGCAAAGTTTGCGGCATAAGAGTTGCCGAACAGCCGAGAGGAGAAAGAAGGATGAAACTCAGTATACTGAAAATGGATAAGGAGAAGGAAGAGAACGGTGCTTGGGTAGAATACGGTGCCGGTCTGAAAGTGAAGATAGGCAGACTTGGAAATGAGAAGTCCAGAAACTTCTTTATTGAAAAGGGTTTCCTTTCTTCAGCGAGCGGAATGGCATTTGAAGAAGCACTCGATTCAGTTTCAGGAAATGAAGGTGACGAAATCCTTTGTGACGTAATGGCTGAGGCAGTCCTACTTGATTGGGAGAACCTACAAAATGAAGATGGTTCCAATATACCATTTTCAAAAGAAGCGGCCAAGCGTATTCTAAATGAGTACCCAGAATTCAGGAACGATATTCTGAAAATATCTCGGTCACGGGAACACTTCAGACTGAAGAAAGAGGATGATGCGGTAAAAAACTAACCGAATGCCTTTCATGGCAACTTAAGTATGGAGCGCGACTTAAGTATTTACTGAAACGGGCCTTGAAGGGTATAAAAGATAAGGCGCTGATAAAACGACCACACATACAGCGCAGACTGGAGCCGATATGGGAAGCGTTTTGGGAGTTGAACAACTCTCGGTTGATTACGGATGTTTTCAACCATATATCGGCGTCAGAGATACAAGCGTATATAGAAATAAACAAACTAAGCAAAAGCGCAGGTCTTGTTTTATTTAAGTTGGTTACAAAGTTAGACTCGTTTTATGTTAATGAAATGAACGAGAGCATCCGTAAAGAGATTGAACGGAGAAACCGATGCCAACGCTAGAATTGGCCATTGACGCAAGAAGAGCCAAGGATGGTTCTCTTGTTTTTGAAGCCTCCATAAAGAAAATAACTGGGGGCGTCAATGAGGCTGATTCGGCAATGAAGAAAGCATCCAGTACAACAAGCAAACTTCTCAAAGCGGTTGGTGGAATTGCGGCGTTTTATGCTGCACATCGTACGCTTAAACAAATTATAACAGTTACCGCCGATATGGAACGTTCTGTTGCACAACTTAAGGCCGGGCTTATTTCAACTAACGGCGTAAGTGGTCAAACTGTTGCATCAATGGAGGCTTTAGCAACCGAACTTCAACGCACAACAAGGTTGAGCGATGATTTGGTTATGGCCTCCGAGGCAATACTTTTATCGTTCACAAGTATATCTGATGATATATTTCCAAGAGCGGTACGTGCAGCGGTAGATATTTCAGAAAGAATGGGTACGGACTTAAAGAGCACAATACTCCAAGTTGGTAAAGCATTGAATATGCCGAAGGAAGGACTTACCGCACTTACACGCTCAGGAATACAGTTCTCAGATGAACAGAAAAAGGTTATTTCACAACTCGTTAAGACAAATCAAGTTGCTGAGGCACAACGGACTATTTTGAAAGAGTTGGAAAATCAATATGGTGGTTCCGCTAAGGCAGCGGGAGATACTTTAGGCGGTACATTAGAGAAACTTAAAAATGCTTATAAGGATTTGATGCAGGCGGTTGGAGGTGCTGGAATTACATTAGTATTTGAGGTTATTACAAAGAGCACAATAAAGTCATTAAATCAAATGACAGATTATATAAATAAAAACAGCAAGGCGATTGCTGCTTTTGTAATTGATATGATAGCGTTTGGTAAAAAGGTATCGTCAGTTCTTATTTTTGTTGTAAGTAATTTTAAGGATTTGGTTAGTATAATAATGGGATACGCAAAACCAGTTTTCAAGGCTATTGGTTGGGTCATTCAACAAGCATTTGGACTTATTGAAGCCGGAATAAAGAAGATACCCGGATGGCAAGAAGTTGCAGAAAGATTTAAGGGCATTGACAAATGGGCTGAAGATATGAAAAACGCATTAAATAAAACTGGCGAAATGTTAGTTGTTGTTGTGAGTAAAGGAGCTAATGAAAGTGCGTGGAGTAAATTCAAAAAGAATTTCAAAGCTGGTGCAGACGCTGTTGATTCATTGATGCTATCCGCCGACGGTATTGGTAGAGCGTTTGAAACTGCATTTGAATCTGCAATATTTGAGGCAAAAAGTTTCAAGGACGTTATGGAGGCTTTACTCAGAGATATATCGCAGGCATTGGTAAGAGCGCTTGTTATTCAGAAAATAGTTGGTGGGATAACTTTAGCAATATCTGGAGGGGCAAGTATACCCGCCGCAATGGGTAAAATGTTTACAGGTCCCGGACGTGTATCTGCATTTGCAGGTGGTGGAGTTATTTCAAGCCCAATAACTTTCCCAACGAGCAGGGGAATGGGACTTGCTGGCGAAGCCGGTCCCGAAGCAGTACTTCCATTATCTCGCACCTCCTCAGGAAAACTGGGAGTTGAATCACAGTCACAACGTCCATCGGTTATAAATATTTATATTACAACTAATGATTTGGACAGTTTTAGGCGGTCACGTTCACAGATACGGAATGACTTACAACAAATATTAAAAAATAGGTAGTTTGAAAGGAGACCCTAGTGGCCTTCCATGAAGTTCAATTTCCAACGTCAATTAGTTACGGCAGCCGTGGAGGTCCCGGTTATTCAACGGCTATTATTTCTGTCGATAGTGGAGCGGAAGAAAGAGTTTCTAGGTGGAGTGCCGCAAGGCGCAGGTATGATGTTTCATACGGAATAAAAAGTATTGACGATTTAACCTCACTATCCGAATTCTATATAGCGAGAAGCGGCCCCGCTCATGGGTTTAGGTTCAAAGACCATTTAGATTTTACTTCTGCTGACGACCATACAGGAGCCGTTACAGACACAGACCAGACAATTGAAACTGGGGATGCAACGACAAAACAATTTCAGTTAATAAAAACATATTCGAGTGGCGGAACAAATAAGGTACGTAATATTCGGAAGCCGGTTTCAGGAACAGTTGTTGTTGCTCTTGATGGTGTAAACCAACCCACAGGATGGACCGTTGATACAACAACAGGAATAATTACTTTTACTGTTGCTCCGGGTGCTGGTGTTGTAATATCGGCAGGATTCGAATTTGATGTTCCGGTCAGATTTGGAAAAGAAGTTGACGAAGCGCTTATGGTTTCAATTGAAGAATATGATTTAGGTGGAACAGCCGTTCCACTCGTGGAGATAATTAATGAAGTTGAAGTTCCTGATGAATATAATTATAGAGGGGCAGCCGACCTTTCAATCTCAGCGAGTACACAGTTGGCAGTTTCAACAGGTGTAGCTTTACGTATTAATGCAACAGTTGAAAGTTTGAAAGTATATCTACCTGCCGCTGAAGATTTGCCACAAGGAGGAATATTTTTTGTAATAACTGGCGCAACAGGAACAAATGATTTTACTTTAGCTATTGATGAATCAACCGATTTGATTATCATATCGGATGGCGATACTGTATTGATACTTCTTTCTGAAAACAATGTTTGGTACGCTGTATGATTACGTATGCAAAATTCATGGGTGGGGCAACAGAAACAAAACTTTCTGGAAATTCGTCTATGCACAAGGGTAGTAAACGAGTTCAGGCATTCTGGCCCAATTCAGCAACATCAAGAGACATAATGCTTCCTAAGGCCACACAACTAAGAACTGGTGGCCCCCATTTCTTTATTTGTAATGAGGGTTTGGGAAATGTTGTCGTAAAAGATTATGGTGAAAATATAATCGTCACACTTACTATAGGAGATGCCGTTCAACTCTGGTTGCTTGACAACACAACAAACAATGGAATATGGATACCCCGTTCTCATTCAGGAATAAAGCTCGCAACCGTTCACGACATAACAATGGATGATACTTCTTGGTTTGCTTCAGTAAAACAAAATCAGGCTACAAGTCCATTATTGTCCGTAGCCGATAATAGATTGACTCTTTCAGGAGAAGATGCTGGAAATGGTTGGGTTTATGCAGGATATAAAAATGGAGAGTTTATTCCAGCTAGAGGAACTTTTTCAGTGGAGATAGCTGTAACTGAACTCGATTCTACTCAAAATTTAAATGGAGGTGGTCTGGTTATATCTGCTGACAATTTGATAGATGGTGCGCCTTTAGGAAGTGCCGGATACGCAGGAGTAACCGTCTTTTATTATTCTTCAAGTGGAGGTTTTTATAGGGTATACGGACAGACTACTGCTAGTTATGTATCGACTGGAAATTTAACAACAGCACCTTCAGAAAGTAATCCTTATTGGTTGAAATATACAGCCACTATTTCTGGGACAAACCTACTCCAATATTGCTATTATAGGATTGGAGATATAGGTTCTTATATCCAAGTGCATACAAGTTCTCATGCATTATCTGGATTACCTACATGGAATTATAAAGTTGATGTTGGACCTTTCTTACAAGCATCCCGAATAGGGGCGTCCCGTTGGGTAAAATTCAAACGACTTATTGTTAGGGCCACAAAATGAGCGTATCTCAAACCGCATCCGATAAGTCACTGATGAAAGTAAACGTTCACAGACTTTCCACTTTATGGAAGATTGAACGTACAGATGAAACTATTTTGCGTTTCACAGACCACAATAGTCCTATTACTTTTGAAGGATTTGCTTATACTCCCGCAGGAGGATTTGATGCAACAGCAAAAGAATATAGGCCCGGTCTTGAACCTTCAAACTTGGAAATAACTGGTATACTTTCTTCAAGCTATATCAAGTACGATGATTTAAGGGCCGGCAGATATAGGGATGCAAAACTTACTGAGTATATGGTTGACTGGATGTATCCTTGGAACGGTGCACTTGTAACCAACGTTTACTGGATAAGTGAGTTAGTATATTCTGGTGAAAGATGGGAAGCACGTCTTGAAGGTTTAGGACGTTGGTTGCAACCAAACAAAGGAGCATTATATAGTAGGCCGTGCAGATATGTTCTTGGTAACTCCCGGTGTACTGTTGACATTACAAATGCGGCATACAATGAAGCAGGTACAGTGAGTTCTATTGTAACCGCAAGACAAAAGTTTTTGGTAACGGGACTTACCAAAGCAGTTGACTTTTTCAACGACGGTAAACTTGTATGGTTGACTGGTAACAACGTCGGTATCATTAGCGAAGTCAAGGACTATATACTGTCACCAAATACAGTGGAACTGCACTTACCTTCACCATTTGACGTTCAGGGAGGAGATACCTTCACTATATACGCCGGCTGTGATAAATTAGCATCAACCTGCGGCTCAAAATTTACAAACCTTGATAATTTCGGCGGCTTCCCATATATACCCGGAGCAGATAAGAGTTTGCAAACTCCTTTATCAAAATAAGGTGAACAATGCCTAACATTCAGCAACAGATTGTAGATAAGGCAAGAGAGTATGTTGGAACTCCCTTTCATCATCAAGGTAGGTTGAAGGGTGTTGGTGTGGATTGTGTCGGGTTAATCATTTGTGTTTCAAAAGAGTTGGGACTTGGTTTGGAGAAATATGACAATACCAATTATTCAAGAAGCCCAAGCTCAACAGCGCTTTTTGATGTTATAGCAAAAACCAATCTTGTCGAGTTGCCGTCATTAGATATTCAACTTGGCGATATTCTTGTTTTCTTTTTAAATCCAAGAACAAGAGCACCACAGCATATTGCTTTCTTTTCGGATATAGGAATGATTCATACATACGAAAAGGCAAAAAAAGTTAGTGAGCATTCATTTACAAAAAAATGGCGAAAAAGATTATTGACAGTGTTCAGACTTCCACAAGCTATGGGAGGTACTGAAGAATGAGTACCCTGATTTTATCGGCAGTTGGTGGTGCATATGGGAGTTTTTGGGGTGGTGTTGGAGCCCTTGCCGGATATTATATAGATCAAAGATACCTCTATCCTTCATTATTTCCAAAACTGCCGGTAGATATACCAAAGATGGGAGATTTTGCCCTTCAGCAGACAAATGAAGGAAGCCCGGTTAATATTTGTTTTGGTCCCGAAAACAGATTA